CGAAATCTACGGTTAATTTGGCATCACCATCAGTAGGTGAATTGCTGCCGAATTTGTCAGGCAGACCGCCATAGGCATAAACTACTTCGCCTTCATAGTTCACGATTCCGGAAGTTGGCATTACTGAAGTCTCTGGTTGGGTACTTCCATAAAAGGCGTATCTTTGTGAGGTTCCATTTTCAGCTACAACACCGAAATATTCAGAGCCTTTTAGCACTCTATTGAAGTAAAGGGTTACGCCATTGAGAGAGCCGCCCCAGTTATTAAGTTTTCTTGCATTAAGAGTGGTTCTTGGAGCACTTAATGGGAATGTTTTTCCATCAACCACTACCGATGCCTGAGTGACCGTACCAACTTTTAATCCTGAGCCGGCAACATTCGCATTTTTATTTATCGTTGAAGGAGCTCTGTTAGGTGCTGGAGTAGTATTCTGTGTAGTGTGAGTCTGCGCAGTTTGTGTTGTACGGTTACTTTCTCCACTAGTAACATTTTGATTTTTATTCCCATCGGAAGAACCACCACCAGAACCACACGCTGCTAAAGTTGCAACACATAATGCCGTTAAACTAAATTTGATTAATTTTGTCATAAGAACCATCCTTAATTATAAGATAAGATTTTTATTGCGATTAGTGACGATAAAACTATACGAGTTTTTAGTTAAGATAGCAACAATCATTACAAGGGGTATAAACCTCCTTATTATTTATAATAAAACAAAAATTATCACAACATGTTACAACATATTATTACTGCAATCTAAAATGCATGAAAAACTCACCGCACTTTAGTTATCAAGAAGACTAAAAGGTTACTTTTTCTCTGCTCCGAAAGCACCGCTAAGTTGATTGTTTGCATCACCAAATACGCCGGCTATTTGTTCAGCATTAGTTCCATAGAATTTTCCGGCCAAATCCGCGGTAACTTTATCGGTACTGACTTTACCGGTAAAGGAAGAACCTGAAATCTCGCCGGCTACGTTCGCAGTTCTTTCTGTTCCTGTACCGCCACTTACGCCGGTTGTAATCCCGCTTATTTTCTTAGTGTCAAAATTAGCAGTTAATCGAATTTCTTTATTTTTCGTGACTGCTCCACCATAACTGTAAATCACATCACCCTTATAGTAAGCAGTTCCGGCAGTCGGCATTGCCGCTGTCGGCGGTTCATCCGAACCGTAGAATGCATAAACTTGTCCATCACAAGGCTTAGCCATTGTACACATTAGTGAAATACTGCCAAAATATTGGCCTCCTTCCTCTTTCATATCTACCTGAAATACGTCTGGCGCTGGAGCTCCTACATAAGCAAGCGAGCTTAATGGTACTAATGATAACCCCTTACCATCAACAAGAATATATTTTCGTGTAACTGTACCAACCTTCAGACCCTTTGCAGCAATATTCGCATCAGGATTAATTAAGGATGGGGCCGGGGCTGGGGCTGGGGGAGGCACGGGTTGCTTGTCGATAGTGCCGTTATTAGGAGGAGGTGGTGAAGTTTCTGTGGTTTTTTCGGGTGTTTTAGGTTTATCGTTATTATTTGAACTACCCCCTGAACTTCCGCAGGCAGTCAAAGTTACAATAAATAATGCGCTTAAACTAAATTTAATCAATTTTTTCATAAAGATAGTCCTCTTTAATTTAAAGGTTTAATTAAATTTGATGGCAATAACCACAACCCGACTATACCACTTTATGCAGCTAGAAAACAAATATTTTTAATGAAATTTTTTTAATTCTCTATATAAATCAATTGAAAAAAACTGTAGCGCCGCATTAATTCTACAATCTGTAATACTCAAGTTTTTAGAGACTATAATAAATGAATGCTAAATTGGGTACTATTTTTAGCGGTCAATATGATTCAGAATGAAGCAGTATGAACTATAAAATGCACTAGAATGCGCTATTTTAAACGAAAAAAAGCAAGGTGGGATAATCACAACCGAATTTAATGAATAAGAATTTGATGAAAAAGAAAAAATAAAACAGGCTTTGGCTAATTGGGTACTTAAATGGGTACTATTTTACAAAGTCATTAAACTGATTGCCTACTATGTAACCTTTCCCGCCAAATTCAACATAATTTAGCATAATCCCGCTTATTTTTACCCATGAACCAATATGACCGCGGGATTATGCCAAAACTTGAATAACTAGCTCAATTTAAGCCTAGTATGTCGGTTTTTACCCGGTAATGCAACCTTTGATTAAGTAGCCGGCTGATTTCCCAACCAAGTGTGGTTTATGAATATCAGTGCAACGCACAACCTGAACTTTTCCGCCTTTTTCTTGATAGGTATCAACAAATAGCCCGCCTTTTCGGCGTACGGTGTAACCATAAGACGGGTCAAAAATACTTCCCGCTTTTTCTTTGCTTTTTGTAGATACATAGGCAAGAACAATACAATCAGTCCAAATAGGTTTTAAATTGCCCCCTATTTCTTGCATGGCGGATCCAATTTTTACCACATCAACATCGATTAGTTCTGCGAAAACTTCCGGTGTTAAAATGCCTGTTCTTGTGTATTTGATACGTTCTAAAAGCGTTTCATTTTGTTTCAATACCGCCCAAACATCTGCAGAAATAACGCAAACATTAGGCTTTCTTCCAATCGTTGAATGAACTGCGTTTAAGCCTGTATCAATCAATTGCAAGGGGTTGCTTTTGGCGTTAGTCAATTTTGCCGTGCCGGAAAGCGTGATTTTGTTTTGTTGGCTGTAATTGTTTTCATCTTGAGCTATTTTAGCTGTTTCAACCTCTCGCCCTAGTGCAATAACATCTTGCACCACAGAAAGCGCATATTTTTTCAATGGGTAGCTTGCTTCATTATCTTCTCGGTAATCGATAGGGTATTCAATATCGTGTTCTTCTAGCTCTACATTGATTTGCGTTACATCTTCCGGTGTAAGTCTGTTACTATCGCCGTGGACTTGTCTAACGGTTGATTGTTGGCGGAATGCTAAACGCCCGAATTGTGGAATTTTTCCTGCTTCTTTTTCAATTTCTACTACTGGGAAAAGGCTTTCACATACTAATTCAGCATTATGATAGCCTTGCGCAAGCTCGGTTAAAATTGGGTCTTGGATTCGTTGTGCTGATAAAGTCATTTTAGGCTCCTATGTTTATTTATGAATAATGTTGAACGCTGTTTTATAGTCAACGTTTTTTTCTTTCATGCATTGTCGGATTTGCTGATCTAATGCGATAACGTCTGCGGGGGTCTGCTCTGAATATTGCACTAAATCACTTGATTGCCCGCTTACTGCGCGTTCCTTTGTTGCTATTTCGCTAAATTCTATAACCTTTGGTTGAAGATTTAGAAACTCCCGCATTTTTTGTACTAAGCTCTCACCTTCATTAAAGCTAATAACGCCCGCATTGTCGCATTCCTCAGCATAGTTCAAGATTTCGATAGCTTTGGCACGCACAATTGGTGCTAATTTTCCTGCTTGAATCAAACTATCAGTGAATTCCAATGTTTCCTTTTTAAACACTTCTGCTTTTAAGCGTGCGTTTTCAGCTTTAAGTGCGGTCATTTCGTCATTTTCAAAACTCAATGCAAAATTTACTACCCCGCTTTCATTGTCGGAAAATTCAGGGTTACGCAATCCTTTTACGGCCGGAGGCATTGCGCCTAAAAATCCAACATGACGCAAATACAAATAACCGGGTTTAGGATTGTGTGGGCTATTGGCAAGATAGAACGACGCGGAAATTTTTTTAAATCGTCCAGCTTCCACCATATCCGCAAAATTCGGGTCAATTTGTGTCAATTCAGCTTTTAATGTATCGCCCTCAAGCTTAAGGCGTTTTACCCACGCATAGGCGGGCGCATTGTCTTTGGGGTGCCCTATAACTGCAGGTGCTTCATGCAATTCAGGGCTATAAGCGGTTACTGCTTGCGCTAAATCTTGTTGCTTGATCTCAATCATTTGCCCGCTTGCGTCTGGCCGTTTTCCTGCGCGGAATATTTCAATTTGATTCATTTTTTTCCCCTAAAATCTCATAAATCCATTGCATGCTTACGCCGTATTTTCTCGACAGTTCATGATGATTATCGCCTGTGAATTCCTTTCTAATTATGGAATTTCTGGCACTAACTTTGCTTGTCAATCCTTTCGGAATATAAACTAACAACCCGCCACAGGCTTCCTGCATAAGCTCAATAATTCGCACTCTTAATTGCTCATTGTCTAATTTTTCAGAAAGTGCGGTAAGAATTGCGCCATCTAATCCTTCGATAAAATCATTCAAAATGCGCTCGCTTCTTGGTATCTTCATTTTCCCACCTTGGTTGCTGTGAAATAATTTTAAAGAAATTGAAATAAGAATCTTATTAACGGAGTTTAAAAATAAATAAAGAAAAAAGCGCGGTATAAAAAAAGAAAAAAAAGTTTTGAAAAAATTTTCCACTTTTCCACTTAAACGCACGAAGCCTTGTGGCGTAAGGCTTTGACTTGTTTTTTATGGGAAAATTAAAGCCACTTTTTTAAGTGGTATTTAATGAAGTGATGATTTTGGGGCAAAAAAATAGGCGATTTCTCGCCTTATTCTGTGTTGCTTTAGTGCGGTGGTTTGCCTGATTCGAACA